GCCAGGATGTACGGCGTGACCATTCCGACCGATGAGGTGGCGCAGGAAGCGCTGCTGCGCCGGGCCGCCTTGGCGATGAATGGCATGAAGTGGAAAGGACGCCGAGCAAACCCGGATCAGGCCTTGGCCTGGCCCAGGAAGGACGTGATCGTCGACACCGAGATCAAGCCTTCCAACTACATTCCTGCGCGTATCCAGTACGGGCAGATGGCGCTTGCCGCCGAGATCCATGCCGATGACGTTGACCCGGTTGATTCGCGCAAGGGCGCGGTCACCCTGGAGCGTGTCGAAGGGGCTGTGACGCGTGAGTACGCCGCGATCAGCAGCACCAGCAGCAGACTGTTGCCAGCGGCGCCAGACCGGCCCAGCCGTTCGCAGTTCGCTGATTACCTACTCAAGCGGGGGCTGTTCGCCGTCCGCGCATAGCAGACGGAGACGCCCATGGCCTTCTACGACGAGATGGCCGCAGTGGCTCTCGACCTGATCACTGAGTTCGGCCAGCCTGTGACCATACTGGACGTAACACCGGGCGAGTACGACCCCGAAACAAGCCAGAACGGCCCCGACACTGTCGTCGAGCGCACCGCCCAGGGCATCCTGCTGGACTTCACCGGTTACGAGTTCCAGACCAACAGCCTGATCCAGTTCGGCGACAAGAAGCTCAAGGTCGCCGCGCAGGGGCTGGGCTCGCCTCCCGGCCTGCTGAGTAAGGTCGTGGCCCAAGGGCGCACCTGGTCGATCATCCCGCCTGTGAAAGAGATCAACCCGGCTGGAACGCCGATCCTGTACGAGCTGCAGGTGCGCTCATGAACAAGTACGCGGGCAAGCAGGGCAGCTTCGGACTGCAACTGGCCGAGTTCGCCGAGCAGGCCAAAGAGGCCGTCGACGCCAGCTTGCGCGAGGTGGTGATAGAGATCGGGAATTCGCTGATCCGCATGTCTCCGGTGGACACCGGGCGATTCCGTGGCAACTGGCAGTTCAGCGTCAGTGCGCCGGCGGCCGGCACAGTGGATGCGCTTGATCCTTCAGGGGCTGAAGCATCCGCCCGGTTGGTAGGCGACTCCATCCTGTTCAAGGTTGGCGAGACGGCCTACATCGTGAACAACCTGCCCTATGCGATCCCGCTCGAGTACGGCCACTCCGATCAGGCGCCCGGAGGGATGGTGCGCATTACCTTGGCGCGCTTCCAGCGGATCGTCGAAGAAGCCATCAGGAACAACCAGGTATGAGTCACGCGACGATACGCAAGATCTACGAGGCACGTCTCAAGGCCTGGGCAGCCGCGCGAGTACCGGCTCTGCGCATCGCCTATCAGGGCGTGAAGTTCGTACCTCAGACCGACGAGACTTACCTTGCAGCCTTCACGCTGCCGGCCAGCGTCGATAGCCAAGACCTACAGGGAGCGCACCGCCTCTATCTCGGAATCTTCCAGGTGAGCATCGTTGCACCGGCGGGCAAGGGCACAGGCGCAGCCGAGGCGATCGCTGACGAGCTGGCAGCGCTGTTCACGCTGAACTTGCGCCTGACGCGTGATGGGATGACCGTCATGGTCTACACACCGGTGGAGCCCGGCCCAGGCATCAGCGAAGACGCCACCTACACCGTGCCGGTCTCGTTCCGGTACCGCTCCGACACCATCTGAATTCGCCCGTTGGGCAAACCCCAGAACCCGCCATATGCGGGTTTTGTCATTTATGCATAGAGGAAAATCAACATGGCATTCCGGCTCCCCAACGGCGCAACCATGGAAATCGCAGCCACGTTCAGCGCCCTGGCTCTGGTCACTGCGATCAGCAACGCAAACCCGGCCGTGGCCACCTCGACGGCTCACACGTTCGAAGATGGCGACATCGTTGTCGTCACCTCCGGCTGGTCGCGCCTTAACGAGCGTGCGGTGCGTGTCGCCAACGCGCTGACCAACACCTTCGCCCTGGAAGGCGTGAACACCCTCAATGCCCAGGTTTACACCACAGGCGGCGGCGCTGGCAGTGCGCGCTCCGTCGACAGCTGGGTGCAGATCCCGCAGATCACCGAGGTGGCATCCACCGGTGGCGAGCAACAGTTCCTCACTGTCGGCTTCCTGGAAGACGACGAGGACAAGCAGATCCCCACCAACAAGAACCCGATCAGCATGACGCTGACGGTCGCCGACGACCCGACCCTGCCATATGTGCCCGTGGTCGAAGCCGCGGACGAGGATAAGGAGGCACGCGTCCTGCGACTGAACCTGCCGGATGGCTCCTCGATCCTTTACAACGCCTTCGTGTCGATCACCTCGACCCCAACCCTGGGCCGAAATGCGCTGATGACTCGCACCATCACCATCTCGCTGACCAGCCGTATCGCCCGCTACATGGCCGCGTAAGGAAAGATCATGCCCAGCTTCAAGATCGCTCAACCGACCACGTTCACGGTGAAGGTGCCTATCCCCCAGGTGGGCCTCAAACCTGCACTGGTGGCAATCACGTTCAAGCACCGCAACCGCGAAGAAATCGCCGAACTCTACGACCAGTGGGACAAGCAGGTCGAGCAGCTTCGCAAGAGCTTCGAAGGCAAGGAGCCGACTCTCGCCGAGGTCACCGCCGCCGAGATCGACAACAGCGCGCGACAGGTGAAGGACCTGGTCGTCTCCTGGGGCTTCGACGACGAGTTCAGCGACGAGAACATCCGTGAACTGGTCAAGAGCTGCATGGGCGTGTCAGACGCCATCGTGCAGGCCTATGGCGATGCCTATACCAAGGCCCGCCTGGGAAACTGAAAGCGGCCGCACGTATGCTTTACGAAGCTGGGCCCAGCGCTGCCGAGGTTGGCGCGTTCGGCCTGACGCTCGACCAGATCCCCCAGGAAGAGTGTTACGTGTGGCCGGAGAACTGGCCAAGCTTCTGCGTGTTCGAGTCCATGACCACGCAGTGGCGCAGCGGGCCGGGCGGGGCGACGGGGCTGGACTATGTGTCCATACCGGTCGTGATGCGCCTGGTGGGGGTCGAGAAGAAGCGCAGGCCCATGGTGTTCGAGGATGTGCGCGTCATGGAAGCCGCTGCGCTGGGGGTAATGGCTGATGAGCGGGACCGGTCGGCATAGTTGGCTCTCCGTACAGATGCTAGAATCATCGCATCATGAACGGAGGTATCAACGTGCTACAACAGCTGAGTCCTGTTATTCCAGTCGCTCTGATGATGGTGTCCTTCTTTGTGTACTTCCTGCCATCGTTGATAGCTTCAAAACGGAACCATCCAAATGCGACAGGCATATTCTTGCTTGATCTGATTTTGGGCTGGACAGTCATCGGTTGGATTGTCGCCTTGATATGGTCGGTTTCGGCTATACGCGATAATGATCCCGCTGCTGCAGTGGCAGTGCCCGAGGATAAGTATGAAAAGTTGGAGCGCCTTGCCGCTTTGAAAGAAAAAGGTGCTCTGACCGATCAGGAATACCAGCTGGAGAAATCCAAGCTGCTTAGCTGATACGAATACCCAACTGAACCCGCTCCGGCGGGTTTTTTTATGCGCGGAGAAAAAATGAACATCGCTGAACTTGGTATCAGAATCGACACGACTGGTGCCGACAAGGCGACCACGGACCTGGACAAGCTGACGGCCGCAGGTGGTCGCGCAGAACAGTCCACCAGCGGCCTGATGGGCGAGATTAATGCACTGGAGAAGTCCCTTTCCCAAGGGGCGAAGTCCACCCAGGAGCTGGCCAGGCAGCGAGATTCTCTGGCCAAGCTGACCAAGGCTGGCGCCTACAATGAAGCTGAATTTACCAAAATCACCAAGGATCTGGACAAGCAGCAGATCGCCCTGGTGAAGTCGACGCTGGATGAAGGTAAAGCGCTAAACAGTCTCCTAGGCGCGATCGATCCGGCTCAAGCGAAGCTGGCAAAGCTCGACTCTCAGGTTCAGAGCCTTGGCAAAGCGCTCGACTCGGGAAAGCTTACCCAGCAGCAATACAACGCCGCACTGGCTAAGATAGACGGCAAATACGCAGAGCTCGACAAGGGCGCGTCTGCCATGTCGCGGCTTGGCCTGAACACCCGTCAGGCCCAGGAGAATTTCCTTCAGCTCGGCAATGCCATATCAAATGGAGATATTGGCAGCGGTGTTCGAGCAGTTACGCAGCTTGGCGCGGAATCCAGCCTGTCCGCTGCTCGTATAGCCACACTCGCTGCGCCTATTGGTATTGCGGCTGCGGCACTGGGAGGGCTTGCCTATGCCTACTACGATGCCCAGCGAGAGGCTTCTACGTTCAACAAGGCCATCTTTGCTGGTAATAACGCTGCAGGCGTCACGTCTTCAGCGCTGCAGGCCATAGCCAAGCAGGCCGGCGAGGTAACGCGCAATTTCAGCGGCTCGCGCGAAGCCGCATTGGCTCTGGCCGAAAGCGGGAAGGTTGGTGCTGATCGTCTCCAGGACTTGACCGAGGCGGCAGCTGCTATCTCGAAAGTCACGGG